TAACAGAACTAGGCGTTACAGAGTGGGTACTCCGTGGTGAACCAACAACAGAAGCGGAGTTCAACGAGATGTTCCGCAAGGTCACTGGCGCAGATGCCAATGGCACAGCAATTGAGAGCAGCAACCCGTCTGACTTTGGTACAACATGGGCGGCTGTGGTGGCTAAGCGTGATGAACTTATTGCAGCGGAACCTATGAAGTTACTTCGTGCAGAACGTGACCGCTTGATTGCGTCTACAGATTGGTGGGCTGGCTCTGATCGTACAATGACAGATGCACAGACAGCGTATCGTCAGGCTCTTAGAGATATAACTGCAAGTGCAACATCACTAGATGACGTGACGTGGCCTACAAAACCGTGAGGGAGAATAACTAATGAGCAGGGCAAGAGAACTTGCGGACTTAGGTAGCGTCACTACTCGCCTTGATGAAGTGGGCAATACTGACGGTGCCTTGTCAAATCGTAATATGATCATTAACGGCAATATGCAAATTGCCCAAAGAGGCACTTCGTCAGGTGTCTCTACTGGGCAAAACACTTATTTAATTGATCGTTTTTTTGCACGAATACAGGGTAGCACTGGCGCAGCAACCGTAAGCAGAGAAACGGATGCACCAAATGGACTAAGTAAGTCTTTAAAAATTACTGTTGATACAGCGGATAGTACGCTTGATTCTGGTCATTACAACAGAGTTCATCAGGAAATAGAGGGCTATAACGGTGCTCAGTTAAAATGGGGAACAGCGGATGCAAAACCCGCTTCGTTATCTTTTTGGGTCAAAAGTTCTGTAACAGGAACGTATAGTGTTGGCATTTATAATGGTAATGCGGATAGGTCGTATGTCTCAGAATACACCATATCAGCGGCAAATACTTGGGAATACAAAACCATTTATATTGCCCCAATAACAACAGGAAGTTGGGTTATTGATAGCAGTGCAGAATTTCGTATTAGTTGGTCATTGGGGGCTGGAAACACGTTTAGTACAGGAACCGTTGATCAATGGCAGTCCGCTTTTAATTTTAGCAGTTCTAACAATGTGAACCTGATGGCAACATTGAACGCTACGTTCTTTTTAACGGGCGTTCAACTCGAAGTAGGCGACACAGCCACCCCATTCGAGCATCCACGCAGCTACTCGGATGAGTTGGCGAGGTGTCAGCGTTACTATGAGCAAATTAACCATTATACTAACTACTCTTATGTCGGCGGCAATGCTGTAGGCGTTAGTAGCACTTTTGCACATGCCCCTCTCTTGTACAGCGAAAAGAGAGCAGCGCCTTCTATAACTGGAAACGGCAATTTTGTTTTGTATGACGGTTCGGATAAAACTGTAAGTGGTGTGACCTTTCAACATATTACGCCAAGAGCAGCTTCTTTCAGGCTTCAATCTACAGGACTCCTCTTGGGGCGTAGTTACAAAGCTCAGTTTCACGATGCTGGCACCAGAACAATACAGATTGATGCGGAGTTATAACACATGGAACAAATGAACATCACATCAGCCCAATATCTTGCAGATATGGAAGGCAACAACGCTTGCATCAAAGCCACCATCGACAACGTTGAAATGTCTGTCCCACTCGACGAGGCCAATCGCCACTACTTTGAAATCATGCGGCAGGTTGATGTTGGCACACTAACGATTGCAGAGGCAGACTGATGACTGCTTACTACGTCCAGCCAGAGCCTAGTGCGTCAGGCGGCGAAACGTATTGGCTTGAGGGCTATGCAATCGGTGATGCAAAATTTGGCGGGGCGGTTTCAGCGGCCACAGGGGCTATGTTAAACGCCCCAACGCGGGTTCAATCTACCGGCTACTTATCAAACGGATCTGCTACATCAAAATTTGGCGGCAATCGAGTTAGGGTTTCTGGGATTTCTCCGCAATCAACATCGTCATCTCTGTTTGGCGGCAACAGGGTTGCATTCGGCGCACTATCTTCTGGCCCGTCTGGGCAAGCAATTTTGGGCGGCACGGCAATTCGAACATCTGGCGCAAAATCTGCCGCGCTTTCAACTACTTTAATTTCTGGCCGGTTGAAGTGGGAGCTAGACGCCGTTGATCAAGAGACATGGGTTGATCAATCAGTCGATGATGAAATTTGGATCGAGCAATCTGTTAGCGCAGAGACTTGGACGCCAATCGCGTAGCCTGGTAAATCCAGAGAGGTGATTTTGTTCGCCGTCAGTTAATCTTAAAAAAGTTAATTAACGATGATCGAAATTATGGCGCTTGCTGCCACTGTAACTCAGATTGGATCTAGTCTTTCAACGGCTATTGGGGCCGGCAAGGATATTGCCAGCTTGCTGCCGCATTTTGGCAAGCTGGCGAAGCTTGAGACAGAAATAAACCTGGCAGAGCGCGGCAAGCATAAGGGGCCGCTGGGGCGCCTTACATCGAGTGAGGAAGAGGGGTTCGCGATTGCCCAGGCAAAACTGGCGCACCAGGAAACGATGAACCAGCTGCGCGAAATTTGCTCAATCTACGGCATTTGGAATGTCGTTCAAAAAGAAATGGCGGCTGCGCGCAAGCGGCACAAAGAGGCGCTTGAGGAGCAAGCAAGGCGCCGCGATCAGATGTTCTGGGGGCTGAGTTTAACCGCTGGCGTTTTAATCTTTATCGCTGGATTAGCTGCAATGATTTGGGGCGCTGATGCCCTTTACAATGGCTGACCGCCAAACAGAGAAAAAACAAATATTTATTATATGATGCAAGAAAAAGCAGAGGCAGTTTTATGACAATCAGCATTAGCAAAGCCGTTATCGGGGGTAGCGAAAATTCTTGGGGGTCCACGACGAACCAGGCTCTTGATGACATCGTTGACGTTCTTAACGGTAACACCGCTAGCACGCCTGATCTTACCGAGGGGTCTTGGAAGGTTGGTGGCGCGGCCGTTTCAGCATCAGCCGCTGAAATAAACAAGCTGGATGGACTGACGGCGTCAAAAGACGAATTAAACAAACTGGACGGCGTTACAGCCACAACGGCAGAGATAAATCACACAGGTGGCGTGAGTAGCAATATTCAGACACAGTTAAATGCTAAAGCGCCGACAGCCTCTCCCACATTCACCGGCACGGCCAACATCCCGACGGTCAACGCCACAACTGTTGATTTAGGCAATTGGACAATTTCGCAGTCTGGATCGAGCTTAAAGTTTTTTTATAACGGCACGGCGAGGTTTGCGCTATCTAGTTCGGGTGCGCTGACTGTTGAAAATAATGTTACAGCATATGGAAGTGCGTAATGGCTCTGCAATCATCAGGCGCTATAAGTTTAAGCCAAATCGCCGGTGAGTTTGGCGGCTCCACCCCGCATTCATTGAGCGAGTATTATCGCAGCGGTGGGCTTGTAACCAGCAACAACACAAATATTCCGGCTTCTGGCAGTATTAGTTTTTCTAACTTTTATGGCGCGGCTGCATTTACCTACACAACTTTTTACAACTCTTCAGGTGTCTGGACGGGCGTAAGCAAGACAGCACACTCAACGATTTCGTCCACTAACGGCAGCTTTTCACCGGCTCGCAACGGCAGGGGAACTTTCGTTGTTATAGGCGCTGGCGGCAGCGGTGCTATTGGAAAGCTTCAAATCCCTGATTTAAGCCCTCGACATGATGGAAGATGCAACATGGGCGGCGGTGCCGGTGGCGCAGTAGTATTAAAAAGCGTGTCAAATCTTTCTACATCTCAAAATTACAGCATTGTTGTTGGTTCGGGGGCAAGCACAACACACACTGTTGGCGAAAGCGGAATTTCGGGTGGCCAGGGTGGAAACACAACCGTGACAGGCAATGGATTAAGCTTAACCGCAAGAGGCGGCAATGGTGGAACATTTAGCGGATCATTTTTCCAAGGAACAGGCGTTGGCGGCACGGGCAGAACAGGCTCTGGTGGAGATGTAAATTTAACGGGCGGGAACGGCTCTGGAGATACATCAACGTCTATAACGGGTGTGTCTGGTGGTGCGGCGGGCGGCCCGTCTGCACCAACTAATGATACTAATGGGCAAGGCGCAGGCTCGCATATTTCGTTATTATCTACTTACTATGGGATCTCAGCTATTGGTAGCGGCGCCTCTGGATATGCCGATGGTCAAATCGGCGGTGGTGGCGGCTCGCAGTCATGGGCAATGAACTCACCTTCTTCATACAACATTACCAATAGCGCCAAGGGCGGTAATGGAATTGTTTATTTGATTTATTGGGATTAAAACATGACCCTTGTACCCTTAGATATCCCTGCCGGATTTTACCGAAACGGTACTGACCTTGAGCAGTCTGGCCGATGGCGAGATGGAAGCTTAGTGCGTTGGCGTGATAACAGCTTGCGCCCCATAGGCGGCTGGCAGGAGCGCAAAGCGTCATTTAGCACAAATATCGTGCGCGGGATGCATACATGGGAAGCGAATAACGGCACGGCATATGCGGCTGGTGGCTCTTATAATGAGCTAAAAGCCATGACGGGCGGTGGCACTGTGTACGACATTGCTCCAACAGACCTAGCGACAGGCCGTGAAGACGCCGAAGTCGAAACAGGTTACGGATACGGGTACGGGTTTTATGGTAGCGGCTTTTATGGAACGCCTATACAGCAAAATGCAAACGCTGTGCCAGAGGAAGCGACACAGTGGAATTTAGATAATTTCGGCCAAACGCTTGTTGCGGTAAACCGCGATGACGGCCGATTGCTTCAGTGGAGTTTAAACCCAGCGGTAAAGGCTGCGCCGATAGCAAATGCGCCTACTGGCAACCTAGGCTTGGTCGTTACAGAAGAGCGTTTTATTTTTGCCTTGGGCAGTGGAAATCCTCGAAAAATCGCCTGGTGCGATCGTGAAAATTCAACTGTCTGGACGCCATCATCAACAAACGAGGCGGGTGATATTGAGCTAGCGGATAGCGGCCAAATCATGCAGGGGATTAGAACGCGCGGCCAGACGCTTATCCTAACCGACACATCAGCGCATTCGGCGAGATATTTGGGGCCGCCCTACGTTTACGGCTTTTCCCGCGTTGGCACATCGTGCGGAGCTATTTCACGCAAGGCTGCATCTGATGTTGATGAGGGCGTATTCTGGATGGGCCAAAAGGGCTTCTTCCGCTTTGACGGTAACCGCGTGCAAGAGATCCCCTGCGATGTGCATGATTATGTTTTCGGAGATATTAACACCGCGCAACAATCGAAAATTTGGTCTTTCCCAAATGGCCAATATGGCGAGATTTGGTGGTTTTATTGCAGCGGCAATTCCACTGAAATCGATCGTTATGTCGCCTACGACTATAAAGAAGGCCATTGGCTAATCGGCAACCTGTCTCGCACGGCTGGCGTTCAGCGCGGCGTTTTCCGCTATCCATTTTTAGCCGGCCACAACGCAGACAGCGACATCTATGAGCATGAAGTCGGTCTAAACGTAGATAGCTCATCAATCTTTGCTGAAAGCGGTCCGATCAGCATTGGCCCGGGGGAGCAAGTCGCGAAGGTGACGAAGGTCATTCCAGACGAGCTAACCCAGGGCGATGTTAATCTTTTGTTCAAGACGCGCTTTTATCCAAATGACGCAGAGACAAGCCACGGCCCATTTACTACTGCCAATCCAACGCCGGTTCGATTTACTGGCCGACAATTGCGGATGCGCGTCGAGGGTGCGCGCCTGGCTGACTTTAGGGTGGGCAATATGCGCCTAGATATGGTGCCTGGGGGAAGAAGATAATGCCATCACCCATTCTTCCACCGATCGGCTTTGACCTCACTCAGTGGGGCTTACAGCTAACCTCATTCCTACAAACCAACCTGGCGAAGCTGGGGTTTAAAACATCGAGCGACAACCCGTCTGAGGATGGTGTTATTTTATGGGATGCCGGCAATAAATATGTCGTTGTTAGCCTCGATGATGCGTTTCGCCAGGTGGCAACGAAACAGGCTGTACCAGGCGCAAACACCGGATCGGCCGGTGATGTCGCTGGCATGGTCAGCTGGGATAATAATTACATTTATGTTTGCACCGGACCTCACGATGGATCGACGGCGATCTGGAAGCGGGTGGGGCTCAGCACATGGTGAGGCACGCGGAATTAGGACGCTGCAAGGATTGGATCGAGGCTGCTTTGGCCAAGGGTGAGGGCACGCATGATTTCTGGGATATTGTTGACGGTGTTTATTCTGGGCACATGCAGCTTTGGCCTCGCGCCAAAGGGTGTTTGGTAACCGAAGTGGTGGTATACCCAAAAAGAAAGATCCTTAATGTGTTCCTGGGCGCCGGCGAATTGGACGAACTGGCCGACATGCACCAGGACATCATTAAGTGGGCAAAAGACAGCGGGTGCGATGGCGCCTCGATTAATGGCCGGCGCGGATGGGTTCGCGCGTTTAAAGAACACGGCTGGAAAGAAATACAAACGACTGTAGGATTGGATTTTTAAATGAGCGGTGGCAAGGGCGGCAGAAGCCAGCAAACATCAAATCAGGTTAATAGAGTGCCAGGTTACGCGGAAGCGATTGGCCTTAATAATCTCGAAAAGGCAGATGCCATCGCCGGTATGGGCCCGATCAGAAATTATGGACCCACGGTCGCTGCTTTCAATCCAACGCAAATAGCTTCGTTCCAAAACACAGCTGACACTGCCAATGCATTTGGCATGGGTGCGCCAACCGATATCATGGCCGGAATGCCGGAAGCGACAGATTTTGGCGGCGGCGTAATGGGTTACTCAGCGGCGCCGATCGTCGATAATTCTCTCGCAATGCTTGAGGCAAACGATCCTGGCCAGTATGCAGAAATGACCGGCATGTACATGGACCCCGTAAGCGGTGCGCGCCCAACTGAGCGCCCATATGCGCCGATCAATCCCGGGATCTTAGAAAACATTTTAGACGAATACGGGAACTTGAGGATCACATAATGAGCAACTCAGCAAATCCAATGATGGTTCAGCCTGGACAGGCTGTCGGAACAACCGCCGCGAATACATATAATTCGGCAGTCAATGCCACGAATAACGCGATGAACTTTCAGCCTGGCACGATGGCCGGCGCGGATCTCACGCAATATCAGAACCCATATCAGCAAGCAGTGATCGACAACAATTTAATGTCGATGAACAGAGCAAATCAAATGGCTCTAAACAATGTCGGCGCGAATGCATCCAATGTTGGAGCCTATGGCGGCTCACGGCACGGCGTGGCAGAGGCTCAAACAAACGCAGAGTTCCAGCGCCAGGCAAACCAAATGATCAACCAGCAAAACCAAGCTGGGTTTCAAAATGCGCAGAACATGGCGCAGTACGATATCGGCAATCAGTTTAATCAGCAAAACGCTGTCTTAAATGCCGCAAATCAGCTGGGTGGGCTTAGCCAGCAAGGGTTTAATTATGACCAGACGATCAACCAGAACTTGGCAAATGTCGGCAATCAACAGCAAAATCTTATTCAACAGCTGATCAACGCTGGCAGCGATCAGTATGGAGGCATCACCGGATATGCGCAAAATATGCTGGGCTTGCCATTTCAGGCGATGGGCGC